AAATTACTGACGGTACTAGTCAATTGACTAATACTAACTTTGCTTTCGATAAAATTATTCCTGAAAAAGATAGTAAGACATTTAGTTCATCTCCCTTTTCTGATTTTTTTAATTTAGATAATTTAAAAGAAGAAACGAATTCACCAACCACTCAAGATGGTAGTATTCAAAAAAATGATAAAATAAAATTTAAAGGTAATATTGACGATGCCGCTAAATCTTTATTTGGTTCTTTGAATTTAAGATTACAAGTTGCAGTTACAAATATAATTAAAAAATTCCCTGCCGCTTTATATATTGACGCAAAAAGCCCAACAAATTTATCAATATATTCATTATCAGGTATAACGTATAGTACAAGTAGTGATACTACAACATTTAATTTTAGCACTAATTTAATTTATAATCCTTTTGATATTGCGATTATAACACCTAGCGGTAATACAACAAATAATTCAGATAATTTAATAAGAGATTTTTATAATTATTACACAAAATATGTTTTAGATTATAATGGTTTAACATATGACGTTTTAATTTATTTGCAACCAATTTCATCTAATGTAGTTACTATCCAAGTTAAAGGTAAACCTTTTACGGGAACCACAACAACAGATAACTTTTTAATTAGACCAAATGATGGAATTACTGAAGAATTTTTTAATAACACAGATGACTTAGAAACATTATTATTAAACAGAGAAACAAAACCAAAATATCAAGCAAAATTTAAAGTTCCAAGAGAAAGTTTAGATACATCAAAAACTGAAATTATTAGTGTAAATGTAAATTGGCCAACAACAAAAGATGGTTGGAACTTACAAATTGTTGGTTTGGATTATACAAATTACATTAACAAATTAAGTGATTTAGCAACTGAAATTGATGAGTATAAATCTAACTTAGTCGTAAGATTTATGACTGCACCTCAATTGTATGAATTTGATTCAATTGATCAAAAAGCACAATCATTATTCCAACTATACGGACAAGCATTTGATAATGTAAAAAAATTCATTGACAATATTGCGTTTATGAGAAACGTAAGTTATGATGGGGTAAATAATATCCCTGATGTGTTGTTAAAAAACTTGTCACAAACATTAGGTTTATCTACAGTTAATTTATTTGATGAAAAAAGCCTACAAGATACTTTATATACAAGACAGAAAAGTGTGTATGATGGGTTATTGGTTGGTAAAACATTAATTGAAGCAGAATATGAATTCTATAGAAGATTACTAGTTAATTTGGCTTATTTATATAAATCAAAAGGAACAAGAAAAGGGATTAATTTTTTATTAAAATTTTTGGGAGCACCTGAACAATTAATAGAAATAGATGAATATGTTTATGATGTAGTTTCTTTACCACAACAAGATTTTGAATATGACATTTATGATTTAATACAAGGAACTAAAAAAGATTATACCATTACTGGTTTCACAACTGGTGTAACAACATATAGTATTGTTGGAGGTTCTACTTTAACAGGACACACTTTTACAGGAGGAACTATAACTTCATCTACTAATCTATCAAGAGATGAATATCCAATAGATAGCGATGGATTACCAAGAAAAGTAACAAATACTAAAGACGAAATTTATTTTCAAAAAGGGGCAGGTTGGAATGAATTAACAACAGAACATAGATCTAGTGATATAATAGACACTGATTTATCTAGTGGAACTTTTGTTAATGGTATTTTTGAATTAACAGGAAGAACTAAAACAATTATTACAAAACCTAAACCATTTACATATGGTGAGGAATATTTTGATTATTTTAGAACACTACCTAATTTAGATTATGGATTTGAAATCACATCAAGAATCGATAATCAAAAAATCAACATTACAACCGATGAAAATTCCGAAAAATTAGTATTAAATAGAAAAAACCTTAATGTTTATCTATCACCATCCCAAGGTGCGGAATATGACATTTACAGAAAATCGAGAAACTTAAAAACGTCATTTGGTAATTTATTACCACAAACGGGAGTTACATATGACGAATATATTGATAATGTTTTAAATGAATTAATACCAAATACGAATAGTGTAAAATATGAAAAAACTTATACTGGTTTAACCCAAACATTTAACACTTACATTACAAACACAGGTTTTACATCTTTAAATTTTGTTTCGGTTAATGCTTTTATAAATAAAATAAGTCCTTATTGGATTAAAGTAGTGGAACAATTTATTCCCGCCACAACATTATGGACTGGAGGTAATTTGATAAAAAATACCCTTTATAACAGATCGAAATATATGTATCTAAAACCAAATAGAACTAATAGAGGTTCTTATGGACATTATCAATAAAACAAATAAAAAAAATAGTATTTATAATATATAAAAATTAGGTTAAATTAAATTATATGTCATTTACAGTAAATATAACATTAAACGTGGTTGGGGCTAATATCAATTTGGTAGAATTATTCAGCAATCCAATAAACGCATCAAATGATGGTGTTCTTTGTTTTAGTGGTATCACAGGTACAACTTTACAATCACCAGGTATAACATATTCATTTCCTGACGGAACTACAACCGTTAGAGTAAAAGCTCAAGACGGTGTTTGTGCGGGAACTTATTTCGATATGGCAATAGCCAATATACCTAGCCCTACTCCAACAACAACTGTCACCCCAACCGTTACACAAACAATGACACCAACACCAACTACAATTAAATGGTACTTTAAATTACAAAGATGTGATGAAGATCCTGCTCTTGGTAATTATTACTGGACACAAAATACATATTTAACGAGCGCCTTATCATATGGTGACATATTCAAATCAGGTGGTGGTTTTTATTATGTTGTTGTAGATCATGCAAATACAGATCAAGGAGGCAACATTGAAGGTAGTAAAAATACTGAAGGATACACGAATTGTGGACAAACACCTGGACATTATGTTGGTCCTACTTACAGAACCGCACATATGACTATTGCATCTGTTTCAAGTTTCAATTCTTATACTGATTATAAAAATAATTTATGTGGTAAATACATTTATGATGCATATTCATATGCAGGAAATACAGTTAGAGGAGTTTATTTTGATGCTAGTGTAACAGGTACCGCACCAACACCAGGAGTTGCATATAACGCATTATACAATGATAATATAGATGGAAGTGCAGCATGGACAGCTTCGGGACAACATTATTGGGTTGCGGCACTTGGTGGAAGTAATCAATTTACACACATTGTATATATTGATAATGGACAAATTGGAGAATGGAGAGATTGTACGACGGGACTTCCAATATAAATGAATTATTAAATTATATATACATCTAAAATATGAGTTTTTTACACACGGGATATTCAGAAACAGTTGCGGCAAGATTAACACAAAAGGGTAGAAATGCTATTTCAAAAGGTAATTTTAATATCAGTTATTTTGCTGTTGGTGATTCAGAATATAACTATAATGGTATCACATCACAAAAAGTTTTAGCTCCTTTTGATAAAGATGTGCATGTAAAGTATCCATTTGTCTATACAACAACTGGAAGTACAATTTTTGGTGTTCCTTCTCAAAACTCAACTAGTACAACTTTAAATAATGTAATGTCAGCTAGTACTGGTTGGACTATGAATATTGTTTGGGATTATAAACCAATAGGTTTATCAGGTTCGGATAAATCATTGACGGCGTATACAAGTAATGTTTACACGGGGACAAAAGATTTTTTAGGTTATACAAATACATCAGGACAAACAACAAATACAGGCACAACAATTGTTGATAGTATGAATAATTTGGTAACAATTTCACCTGAAGAACAAAAGGCGATTGCTATTATTCATTATTCTCAAAGTGGAACCACAGGAAATACAGATAATTTTTTTAAATACGATGATTATATTGCAACAGGCTTAACATTTAGTGTAACATTACCATCAATTTCATATCATAGGTCTGCATCAACTTTTACTATGGACGGAACGTCTAAACAAATTGTTTCAGCAATTAATTCAAGATCAGTTATAAGTTATATAGATTTATTGGATAGTTCAACTAATAGAGTAGGTAAAATATTTTACAATCATAAACTTATTGTTTTTGATGATGAGGAGATTGTTGCTGCTTTAGATAGTAAATCACATAGAACTTATACATTACCCGCTCCACAAGTTAAATCTATAATCACAAATAATCCAATTACAGCATTAACAACAGGTACAACTATGTGGGTAACATATATGTTATCAACTGGAAGTACAGGTAGTTTACCATGTAATTACCATATGAAAGTAACAGGTGGAACAACACCACATAGTGTTACAATGAAATTTAATAGCGGTGAGTTCTCAAGTTTGCATGGTAATAATAAATTCTATATTTTATATACATTAACAAATAATAGTAATCCTCCATTATCAGGCGCCCAATGGAAAATAATAGATTACACAACTGCAGCGGGTGGTTCTTCATTGACTAACTTACAAAACGGAACAACATTTACAATTAATAATTCCGATTATACAGGTGCAACTAATTTCTCATTGTCAAGTTTTACTGACACATCAGATACGGGTGGCTATTTTGGTGACGAAAAAACATTTCCTGGTGCTGTACAAGTAACAAGAGCAACCGATATTCAAGAAATGACTTTTAATTGTAATTTACCAAGTGACACATTTAATTTAACACAAAATCCTACATGGACATCAGGGAATCCATATATTACTGAAGTAGCATTATTAGATAATAATAAAAACGCTTTGGTTATGGGTAAATTATCTCACCCTATTTCAAGAACAGGTTCACAAATAATTCAAGTAAAACTTGATTTCTAATCATTTACTTTACATATTGTTTAGTTTATATTTTACTTTATGAGTATAGATGTAAAATTTAAAAATAAACCAAAGATTTTAGGATTGGATATTTCAACCAAAACCATAGGATTTGCTTTATTTGATTTAACAGGTTCAAAACTATTAGAACTAACACATTTTTCCCCAAAAATTAAACCACAACCCGAAGATAAGTTAGAAGAACTTATGAAAAAAGCGGATGCTTTCAAAAAACATTTGGAAGGTTATAAAGACATGGGAATTGTTCAAGTGATTATTGAAGAACCATTATTAAACTCAAATAATGTATATACAGTGGGAACGTTGTTAAGATATAATACAATGATTTGTAAAAATATTTATGATATATTTGGTATTGTCCCAACTTTTATTTCAACATATAATGCAAGAAAATTTGCGTTTCCTGATTTAGTAGGACCGAATGATAAAGGACGAAATGTTTTATTTGGTGGTTATCCAAAGGATATAGATAAGAAACAAGTGATATGGGATCATGTAAATGATGTATGTTCTGATATTCAATGGTTGTATGGTAAAACGGGCGCGTTAAAAAAAGAAAATTTTGATATGGCGGATGCTGTTACATGTGTAATAGGATATATTAACATGAATAAATCCGGCAACTAATATTTTACTTTGAGTTTATATTAGTTTATATTTATTAATAGGACGGGACGGGGGTTAAAATCCTCGTTTAGTTGGTAGGGAGTCATCGGTGGTGTGGTGGCTCCCATTTTTATTTATCATATTTTTTATTTATATTATAATCATGGACACCCAAGAAGTTGATTATTCTGCAGTATTTGAAATTTTAGAGGATATTTTTGGTGAATATAAAAATCATAATGATTATCGTTACCAAGTATCATTCGATTGCCCTGTGTGTTCACACGAGATTAAAGAATTAGATAAAGGTGATGGTAAAGGTAATTTAGAAGTTAACTACAAATACGGCGTCTATAAATGTTGGGTATGTGCTGAATCACATGATACACACGGTTCTATATACAAATTAATTAAAAAGTTCGGTAATCCAAGACAACTTAAAAAATATCTTTTATTAAAACCTGAAGAAGATGAGGAAGGTAATAAAAGAGTTTATAAACCAGTTAAGCTACCAAAAGAATTTGTTTTATTCAAAGATGCAAGTATGGGGTTGAAGATGACACCACAGTACAAGCAAGCTTACAACTACATCAAAAAAAGAAACATAACAGATATAATGTTACAGATTTATAACATTGGATTTTGTTATACTGGTTTATATGAAAATAGAATTATCATACCATCGTATGATGAAAACAACAGATTAAATTATTTTATTGCCCGTTCTTATTTGGTTAAGACTAAAAGAAAATATATGAATCCTGAAGCACAAAAAGAGACAATTATTTTCAATGAAAAATTAATTAATTGGGATGAACCTGTTTATATAGTTGAGGGTGCGTTTGATAGTATATTCATTCCTAATGCGATTCCAATGTTAGGAAAATTTATGAGTGAATATTTGTTTGATAAACTATACAATAATGCAAAAAAAATTATTATAGTATTGGATCCTGATGCTTGGATAGATCAAGAAAGATTATTCCATAGATTGAATTGTGGTAAATTAATGGGAAAGGTATGGAGCATCAAATTAGAGGGAGAAAAAGATATAGCCGATTTACAAGGAAACTTAAATGAATATAAAATAAAACAATTAGATTAAAATGAATTTAAAAGCAGTCTCGTTAGAGATAAATGAATTATTAGAAAAAAGAAGACAAGAACTAGAATTAACTTTTATAGAAGAAGAGCATATCTATTATATGAAAGATGTTGATGGCGAAATTAAAAAGAATTTTCCTTCAGTATCAAAAATCGTAAAGAAATTTCATAAACCATTTGACGCAGAAGGTATGGCACTTAGAATGTCTAATGGTGATCCACAAGGACAATCGGATTTACTTGCAGAATGGAAACGATTAGGTGATTTATCAACTAACATGGGAAGTCGTGTTCATTTTGAATTAGAAAATGATGTATTGAAAAAATTTGAAGTTAATAAAGAAGTTAGACAACCAATTTTTGAAATTAATGACGAGCAACAACGTAAGAGTGATAATATGATTATTGCCGGAAAGAAATTTCTTGATGTAATGGTTGAAAGAGGTGGAATATTATTAGATACTGAAATAGTTTTAGGTGACCCTACTGAGCAATATACAGGACAACCTGATAAAGTGTGGTTAATGAAAAATAAAGAGAAAGATGGATTTGGATTTGTAATTACAGATTGGAAAACAAACCAACCAAAAAACTTTGAAGTACACCATTACACCGGTAAACTTTATCCACCATTTAACAATTACCACGATAATGCTTTAGGACATTATTATTTACAACTTCCTTTATATGGTAGATTGTTATTAAAAATGTTGGAGGGAACAAAATTTGAAGGAACTAAATTATTAGGAGGTGTTGTAGTTTTATTAAAAGATGATGCTTCCTATGTGGAATATAAAGTTCCTCATCAAATTAACAATGCAATCTTACAAATGGATTTATCAAAATATATTTCAAGATGGTCAAAAAAATAATTCATATTGCTGATTTACATATTCGTACAATTCAAATGCATGATTTGTATAAAGAACAATTTGAAACATTAATATGGGAAATACGAGAACATAATATTAAATGGCATTCAGAAGGTATTCAGTATGAAGAAATTCGTATTGTTGTTGCAGGCGATGTCGCGCATCAGAAGATAAACATATCAAATGAACAACTATTATTAACAAGTTGGTTCCTTAAGGAATTATCAAAATACGGTAAGGTTGTAATTATACCCGGCAACCACGATTTCTTAGAGAACAATACACAACGTATGGACAGCATAACGCCAGTGGTTCAATTATTGGATGATCCTACTATTGTTTATTATAAAGACATGGGTGAATATATAGACGATAATATTCAATGGATTGTTTATTCATTATATCAACACAACGCCCGTCCTGAGTTTACAAAAGATGAGAATAAATTAACCGTTGGATTATTCCACGGACCTATTATGGGACTATCAACAGATTTAGGTTACGAGTTTGAAGACGCTTACGATAGACTAAACTTCGTAGATTTAGATTTATTGTTGTGTGGAGATATTCACAAGAGACAACAGTTCACATTACCTAATGGAGGGCGTGCAATTATGGTAGGGAGTCTTATTCAGCAAAACTTTGGGGAAACTGTTAAGCATCATGGATATGGTATTTATGACATTGAAGCAAATCAATATGAATTTTATGATTTACCAAATGAACAATCCTTTCTTCATTTCTCAATAAACGATATAAAAGACATTGAAAATGAACAAGAAGTACACGTTAACCTTGGATAATGAGTTCACCCAATTTTGTGAATTAAATAATATTACAAACATTGAAAAGAAGGCGCAAGAAACCTTCAATAGGGGGTTTACAATATTAAAATATGGAGAAACGCCAACTGGTAATAAGGTAACAGAATTTGTTGAAATTCCAAAAGAAGTCATCAAAGAGGTTATTGTTGAAAAGATTGTGGAACGCATCGTTGAAATCCCCGTGGAAGTCATTAGAGAGGTTATTAAGGAGGTTCAAGTTGAGGTTCCAATAGAAATAATTAAAGAAGTTATTGTCGAAAAAAAGGGTAAGAATAAGACAATTACAAAGGAAGTAATTAAAGAGGTTCCCGTTGAAAAGATTATTGAGGTGGTTAGGGAAGTAGTTAATAATGATGAGATTGAAAGACTAACAAAAGAGAACGAAAAATTATCTGCTGAGTTAAATAAAATTACCAGTTCATTAGACAAATTAGGTAAGAGCAGATTTATTAAAAAGAGCGATAATAGTTCATTATACGACGAATAATTTCCGGCAACTTATTTCCTTTTATCATTTCTTTTAGGTATATTTTATACTAATGATTAATGATATTGATATATTGAATTTTGATGGTTTATTTGATAAATTAAGATTCCATTTAAAGAATTCCAATGTCTTTTACGATATGGCTAAGACAGTTAATCGTGAAATACCATTAACTATTTTCCCAAGAGCAAGTAGAGAAAAAATATCAATTAATGAATGGGTAAAAACTATTGAAGATGCCGATTCACAACAAACAGTTGTGTCCACAGTAAGATTATCATATGAAGGTGTTAAATCTTATTTTTCATATGAGGCAAATAAATTTTTCGAAAATTATAAAGAAACAAAAATTAGGGTTTTATCCTATAAAGAGATAAAAGATTGTGATTTTCAAAATTTAGCATTTGATGTTGTATTTGAAATTGACGGAGAAAAAATTGCAATAGAGATTAAAGTCACCCAAAGTAAAGATCAATTTATGGGTAGTACACATTCACCTAAAAAAGTTGATGATTACATATTCATTGCTTTAAATGTGGATAGAGATACACCAGTAGAAATTGGTAAAAATTATTTGAAAGGTATTATGGTGGCTATGAAGTCATTTTCACCTACTGCATGGATAGGAATACCCAAAGATAATAGTAGCAGATCGAGTTTGAAAATGGATAATAATGATAATCTTATTTGTGGTGGTTTAAACTATGATAAAAGTTTTAAATATGAAGAAATAATTTATGAATAATATATATTTAGGCAATTCAGTTGATATACTGAAAACAATTGAAGATAAAACAATTGATTTGACTGTTACATCTCCGCCATATGACAATATGAGGACGTATAACGATAAAATTAAAGATAGTGTGACATACCAAGATGGATTTAGTTTCCCATTTGTTGAGATGGCAAAAGAATTATATAGAGTTACTAAACAAGGTGGCGTCATTGTGTGGGTTGTTAATGATCAAGTTAAAAATGGTGGAGAGACTGGTAGTTCATTTAAGCAAGCATTAAAATTTATGGAAATCGGTTTTACATTATATGATACTATGATTTATCATAAGAACGGTCCACCATTTCCAGAAACGGGCAGATACTCTCAAGTATTTGAATATATGTTTGTGTTTTCTAAGGGTACACCTAAAACTACAAAATTATTAAAGGATAGAAAGAATCGTTGGGCTGGAGTTGAAAATTGGGGAGAACCAACTAAAAGAAGTAAAGATGGGGAATTGATACCAATTGAAAAATTTACAATTGCAGAATATGGTGCAAGATATAATGTTTGGTATATAAATAACGGTGCAGGATTTTCCGCAAAAGATGAATCAGCACACAAACATCCAGCAATTTTTCCAGAATCTTTAGCTGAGGATCACATTCTTTCTTGGAGTAATGAAGGCGATGTTGTGTTGGATCCAATGTGTGGAAGCGGGACAACTTTAAAAATGGCAAAATTAAATAATAGAAATTACATTGGTATCGACATTAATGAAGATTATGTGCAATTATCAAACGATAGGGTAAAAGACATTGTTGCATATACCGAAGAAAACCCAAACCCAAAGAGTGAATTTATTGTTTCAAAACAAGATGCATTAGCAAAAAGAAAATTAAATGCTGAAGTCAAAAAAAACACAAAACCTGAAACAGAAGAAGAGAAAAAAGTTAGATCAGAAGCTAGTCAAAATTTGATTAAAGAAATAATGAAAAATAAAAAAAATTAATATGATATTGCTATTTTGGATTTTAGCGGCGTATGGGATGACTAATATTTTAGTATGGGGTTCCATTTTTGAAAATCAAAGAACTTGGATTAAAAAATATTCTAAATTCTTTGGAGACTTAATTTCCTGCACTTTATGTACAAGTACTTGGGTAGGTTTTTTTATGTCACTTACGTTAGGTAGTTTATCTGCACATTACTTTCATACAATATGGGTATTCGATTTATTTTTTGATGGTATGGTATCAGCCGGTTCTGTTTGGGCATTAAATGGCATAATTGAGTTCTTTGAAGAAAACAGAATAAAATGAATAATGTAATTACCGATTACGATTTAATGGTTTATAATCAAAAATATGAAGAAAAAATTGAAGAAAATTATTTAACCGAAGAGCTAAGTAATTTGATAGAAAAAACAAAATTAAATACAAACGATTTATGGGAAAACTCAAGATTTAAAGATTTGCGTAATATGACACCAGATCAAAGAGGAAGTTTTGGTGAAGAATGGATAGTAACATTAATTAAACGACATACCGATTTTGAAGTGGAGTGGGACGGAAACAGCAACACTTCAAATGAAGACGGAATTTATGATGCTAAAATAAACAATAAAAGAGACGAAATTAAAACTGCAACAACAGGGTTTGATAGTAAAAAAAATAAATTAACATATAAATTTCAACATGAAAACATATATGAAGAAAATGTATGGGACAGATTGATTTTTTTGGATATTGAACCAAAAGGATTTTATTTAACAATTATCAAATATTGCGATATGCCCTTTTGGGATAAAATACATCCGATATTTAAAACAAAATCAACAAGGCATTTATCAGGATGGAAATTTGATACATCTAAAAAAACATTACAGCGTGGGATTAACGGCGGAATAACAATATATATTAATATTAATAAAATAAATAAAGAAGAAATTACTGATTTTCTTATTAAGCATTTAAAATAGAAAATGGACAATTTAGAAATATTATTAAAATGTATTGAAAAATATAGTAAAATTGGAACTAAAAAAAATTCAGAAGAATTAGATAAAATTTCCGGTATTAATTATGTCTCGAAATATATAAATGTAAATAAGGGCACAGTAAAAAGATGGATTGAACTTAAAAATGTACCCAATTATTATAGAAATGATTTATGTGAAATATTAGGTATCCCAATAGATTTTTCCACATTAAGCGCAAAAGAAAAAGATCAATTTTTTACATCAAAAGAAACCGCTAAAATGTGTTTTGATATTTTTAAAGAAACATTAAGACAATATAATATTGATGAAAGTGAATATATCTACGTAGAACCATCTGCAGGCGACGGCAGTTTTTATAATTTATTTCCAATAGATAGAAGAGTAGGGATTGATATTGAAAGTAATATTGAAACAGTTATACTTCAAGATTATTTAAAATGGGAACCAAAAACTAATAAAAAATATTTAGTTTTAGGTAACCCACCTTTTGGATTGAGATCAAATTTAGCGTTGAGATTTTTAAATCACTCAAACTATGCTGATTTTGTTGGTTTTATTTTACCACAACTATTCGATAGTGAAGGAAAGGGTTCTACCAAATCAAGAGTTGAAGGTTTGAATTTAATTCATAGTTCAAATATTAACCCTCATTTTTATTTTCCCGACGGTAAAGAAGTCAATGTAAATGTGATATTTCAAATTTGGGCAAAAGATTTTAAAATTATAAAAGAGAATAAAACATGTAATGAATTTATAAGAGTTTATTCTTTATCTGATGGAGGAACTATAGCAACAACGAGAAATAAGAATATGTTAGATAATTGTGACATATATCTTCCATTAACATGTTTTGGAAAAGAAAATATGAAAATATTTGATAATTTTATAACATTACCTAAAAAAACAGGATATGGTATTGTTATATTAAAAGATAAAGAAAATATAACAAATCTTTTGAAGAATACAGATTGGACTAATGTGTCATTTAAATCAACAAACGGAGCATATAACTTAAGAACAGATTTGATACAAAATGTTTTAATAAATAAAGGTTTTATCGACGAAATAAAAATTAATGAGTAATCCATTTATTAAAGTTACATGGGAAGACGTCCCCGAAAATTTCACTCCTGAGAAAATCAGAAGAGTGAAATCTTATTTTGAAAAAAAATATAACGCGAAGTCTGTTCAAGTAATCACTAAAACTTTAACTAACGTAAATCAAACACGCTTAGAATCATTGGAAGCTTCTGATAACATATTGGATCATCAATATCAAAAAAAATTGATGAAGGATTTCCTTAAAGATAACAACATAGTTATTAAAGAGGAGTTGATGGAAAGATTAGACAATAAAGTTAATTTCCAAATCGATAAATTAAATGAAAACAAAGTTAGATACAATAAGTGGTATATTAGAAAAGTGGAGTTTTCTAATTTTTTATCATTCGGCGATAATAACGTTATCGATTTTACTGGTTTGGACGGTATTACTGTAATTGAATCTACACCAAAAAACTTTGGCGGAAAATCTACATCTTCTGTTGATTTATTAATGTTCTTATTTT